TCCGCAGTGGCCACCGAAGTCGTTCTCAAGGACGGTGCAACGATCATCTGGCGTGGCCATTTGCCAGCGAATGCACCTATGTCGGAGATCATCTTTGAGAACCCACTCAAAACGACAGCTAATACGGCATTGAACTTCGCGTGCATCACCACCGGTGCAGCGGTTTACGTCAACGCACAAGGATTCACGGCACCGTAAACCATGATCGACGTCAAAGTCACCACGAGAAAATCATTCGACAAGGTCAAAGCCAAGTCCCAGCAAGGCAACTTCAAAAGCCTGGGACATGCGGCTGCGTCGATTCGTCTGATTGCTCGGCGATCGATCAAGCGTCGCCAAACCGCTGCGATGCCGGGCACACCACCCAACACGCGTCGTGGCCAACTAAAGCGTTCAATCATGTACTCCCTGGATAAACAGAGAGGTGTGGCCCTTATCGGACCAGACTTCGATGTCGTGGGAGCTGCGGGTAAGGCGCACGAGTTTGGAGGCAACTTCCGACGAGAGCGCTACCCGAAACGACCGTTCATGGGACCAGCACTAGAGAAAGTCAAAGACCGCCTGCCCTCAATGTGGGCGGGAAGCATTCGATAAGGAGAAAACACGATGCCAGCAAAACTAGGACTCGATGCAAAGCTTTACCGTAACGCCGGGACGTACGCGGCTCCCACTTGGGACCTCGTCGGTAACGTTCGAGATTTGACGCTGAACCTGGAAACAGGAGAGGCCGATGTATCAACACGCGGAAATAACGGCTGGCGGGCGACCGTCGGCACCCTCAAGGACGCTTCGCTGGAATTTGAGATGGTTTGGGATACAGCCGACTCAGACTTCGGTGCCGTGCGCGATGCATTCTTGAATAACAACACGGTGGAATTTGCCGTGATGGATGGACTCATCACCGGAGCGGGCAGCACCGGATCTCAAGGCCTGCGAGCCACGTTTCGCATTGCCAGCTTCTCTCGCAATGAAGCTCTCGAAGAAGCGATCACCGTGTCGGTCACTGCCAAGCCAACCTATTCGGCCAATCCACCTAGCTGGATGACCGTTGCCTAATCCCGCTTTGATTCTCTTGCTTACGGAAGGCATTTAGAAAATGCACAGTTTTGTGGATAACTCCCGACGTACCTGGGAAGTTGCGATCAACGTCGCGGCCGTCAAACGGATCCGTGGTTTGCTTGGGATCGACCTGTATGCACTGGTCGACGACGGGTTTAAGTCTCTCTCAAAGCTTGTCTCCGATCCGGTCACCCTGGCCGATGTGCTTTATTGCTTGTGCAAGGATCAAGCCGAAAAGCAATCGATCAGCGATGAGGACTTTGGTCGAGCATTGGCAGGGGATGCGATCACCCAAGCTGCCGATGCATTCGTCGAGGAGCTGATCGATTTTTTCCCAGATGCCCGCGCCAGGGCGAGCCTTCGCAAGGCGATCGAAGCGGGCAAGACCGTCAGGGACAAGGTGCTCAGCCATGCCGAGAAGATCCTCGATTCGATCGACCCGGAAACCGAAGCCAAGAAGTGGATCAGCTCGTCTGGCACTTGGCCGGAGTCCTCGGCTGTGACCCAGGACCATTTAGCCTCCGAGAGTTAATCGCGATGGGCGAAGCTCGAAGCCAGATGCTGTGGTCACACACTTCCTCAGTTCTGGCGATGCTCGCCAACATCCATCGCGATGCCAAACGCTCAAAGATCTACCACCCATCAGATTTCAACCCGCATGCAAAGAAACGAGTCCAACCTCGCACAATGGTTGGGATCGAAGCCCTTAAACACGTTTTCATTGATCGGATGCAAGAGAAGCAGTAACGATGGCATCAAGCTCCAGTATCAAAGCCGGTTCAGCGTACATCGAGCTATTTACCAAAGACTCTCGTTTGGTGAAGGGACTCAATGATGCTTCGAAGCGGCTCGATGCCTTTGGCAAAAGCCTCCAAGGGATCGGCACCAAAATGGCGTTGCTCGGGGCCGGCGTAGTGGCTCCTTTGGCTGGAGCGGCCAAGGTCTTTGCCGACATGGGTAGCGATATGGTCGATATGAGCCAGCGCACCGGTGTGTCGGTCGAAGCTCTCTCGGAACTAGGATTCGCTGCCGAGCAATCCGGTGCTGACCTTGGAACGCTCGAAGGATCGCTCAAGAAGATGCAGAAAATGCTCTTCGAAGCGGCCTCCGGGTCACAGTCGGCCCAGGAAACACTCGCGTCCCTGGGACTAAGCGTCGCGCAGCTCTCGAAACTATCGCCCGACGAGCAGTTCAAGGCGATCGCCGACCGGATGTCGCAGATCACCGATCCAACGCTCAAGACCGCAACCGCAATGGCGATCTTCGGAAAATCAGGCACACAGCTGCTACCGATGCTCCAAGATGGTGCCCAAGGCATCGAGGAGTTGCAACAGCAGGCTCGCGATCTGGGGCTGACCATGGCAACCGAAGATGCCCAAGCGGCCGAAGCCTTTGGCGATCGCATCGATGTACTTTGGAAAGTGCTCAAAAAGACCGTCTTTACGATCGGTTCGGCATTGGAGCCGGTCCTCTCGGCGATGATCGACGCGACCGTGCGAATCGTCGTTACCATCAGCGACTGGATCAAAAACAACAAGGAACTGATCGCCACCGTATTCAAGATCGGCATGGCGATCGCAGCCGGGGGTGCAGCGATCGTCGCATTGGGAACGGCAGTCGCTGGGATCGGAACAGTGCTTGGGGCTGCCGCCACGGTACTCACTGGGGTTGGCAGCATGTTTGCATTCCTGGGGACCGCGATCGCGGCACTGATGTCCCCGATTGGTCTGACCATTGCTGGTCTTGCGGCGCTGGTCGGTTACTTCGTCTATGCCAGTGGTGCTGGCTCGCAGGCGATGCAATGGCTAGGTGAGCGATTCAATGAACTCAAAGACACGGCTCTTGGTGCATGGCAGGGGATCGGTGATGCGCTGGCTGCCGGTGACATTGCACTGGCCGGGAAAATCCTTTGGCTCACTTTGAAAATGGAATGGCAACGCGGGGTGGCATTCTTGCAATCGAAGTGGCTGGACTTCAAAGGATTCTTTATCGGGATCTTCCAAAGTGCAGTCTACAGCGTCGCTGGTCTGATGACCGACGCGTGGGCAGGATTACAAACCGGTTGGCTAGAGACCACCCATTTCATCGCCGACAGTTGGACCGTTCTCATTAGCATGCTCCAAAAGGGATGGAATCGGTTCAGCGGTTTCTTTCAAAAGGTCTGGGCCCGCATCCAAGGTCTCTTCGGAGATACAAACGCCGAAGACCAGATCGCTAAGATCAATGACGAGATCGCTCGCCAAGATGACTTGATCAACAACTCCCAAAATCAAACGATCCTCGATCGTGAGAAGCAGCGTCAGAAGGCACGCAATCAGATCGAGCAAGATCGCCAAGGCGCGCAGTCGGCACTCTCCGACATGCAGGCCCAAGAGCAATCGGCTCTAGAGGCAGCCAATCAGAAGGCACTTGCTGATTCGGCAGCAGAGCTGGAGAAAGCTAGGGGTGAGTGGAAAGCAGCTCTCGGCGAAGCAGCAACCAAGCGTGCGGAGACATCCCCAGGGTCGACGAGCAAGCTCTCTTTATCCGGTCTTGGCTTGCCCGACATGGGCGGCCTGGATCAAACCCTCGCCGAGACCAAGAAGAAAACAGATGTCGTAGGGACTTTTAACCCCATCGCTGCGATGAACCTCGGGGCCGACTCTCTAGGAGAACGAACCGCTCGGGCTAGCGAAGAAGTCGCTGCCAATACCAAGAAACTCGTGCAACAAGCCGACCGTGGTGGCTTGGTCTTTGGATAGGAGAATCACCAATGGCCGATCCCATCATTATCGAGCGATTCGATTCGAAAGAAATCACCGAGAGCAAAGACAATCCGACCCATGATCTGGTCTACATGATCATGAACACTGAGGAGTACTCGGTGGCCAAAGGTCTGATTGCATCGACGGCTCCCGCGAAAGTCGGTGACTTGTTCCTCGATGACTATCACATCGTCCATTTGGGCAACGGTGTATGGGAAGGAACCGCGCGCTATGTCAAATGGAAAAGCGAGTCCCAATACTCGTTCGACACCGGTGGTGGTACGCAGCACATCTCACAGAGCATCGCAAATGTCGGCAAATACTCGGCAGCAGGATTCTCTGCGCCGGAGTACTTCGGTGCGATCGGTGTTACGGACGACCGAGTTGAAGGGACCGACATCACGGTTCCGGTTTTCAACTTTACCGAGACGCACTACATCGACAAGACGCTGGTGACCGGTGGCTACAAGCTCGCTCTGTTCAATCTCACTGGCAAGGTGAATGGTTCGGGTTTTAAAGGATTTGCCAAAGGGGAAGTGCTATTCCTTGGAGCAAGTGGTTCGAAACGCGGACTCGATGACTGGGAGATCACGTTCCGATTTGCAGCCAGCCCGAACGTGGCAGGTTTGTCTCTTGGAAGCATTGCAGGAATCTCCAAAGAGGGATGGCAGTACCTCTGGGTTCGTTTCATCGATGATGAAGACCCAACCGCTAAGGCACTCATCAAGCGACCGGTCGCGGCCTACGTCGAACAAGTTTACCCCTATGGAAACTTCGCCAACCTTGGAATTGGAGTGTGATCCATGGGAGACCAATTCCGCAAAGTACTTCCAGGCGATCCCCTGAAAATTCCAGCTGAGGCTTGGAATGCACTGGTGGATTTGTCTCAAGACCAGAAGAACCAGCGACACGATCAGCTCTCCCAAACCGAAGGTACATCGCGACAAACGATGCTTGCCAAGGTTCGCAATCAAACCGGAGTCGACCTGGATCGTTTTTCGATCGTCGCGCTTGGTGCTCCGATTATTACTCCAGCAGCCAACCTCACCGAGTTCAAACGCCAAGTCAGTTTTCAAGGCTTGGTCCCGAGCACCGGCACTGGTCCTCGGTTCGGTGTCTTGCTTGAACCATTGAAAAACAACCTCATTGGAACCGCAGCTATTGGCGGGTGTGTGATCACTCGCGTATCCGTTGGCTCTGTGGCTTACAACGCAGCCGAAACGATCGTTGGACAAAACGGATACTTGCGGAGCGTTCCTCACGGACCCGCATCGGTGCTGTGGATCGAATCTACCGGCGCACTGCGATGGGCGGTGATTCGTTTCGATGATGCCAACTACGAAGAGATCGTCTTCATCACAAGCAACATCCCAGATGGCAATGGCTATTACCCAGGTGTGGTTCAGAAGTTTGATGTCGCGACCAAATCGTGGGGCAGCGTCTTCGACTGCAAGGTGGTGGATGCCAACAAATGACCCTGTATTCACGTCGGTATATCGCCACTGCTGTAAACGGGTCTGTCGAAAGCCTGCCTGTGTATGCAGCAACCTGTACGCAACAACGATCCGGGCAAGGCCCCAAACGTCAGCTCGGACACTTTCTAGGAATGATCGATGGAGAACCTTTGTATGCGGTATCTAGCTGTGAGTTTCCTCAGATGGGTCGTTACCTCATGCGTTATGTGGGCTACGACGGCCTGCCCATCTACGCGATCGTTTGCTGCGAGCAATCCTCGAGTGGCTCATCCGGGAGTAGTGGATCGTCCGGTTCATCGGGCTCCTCTGGATCGTCGAGCTCTAGCAGCTCGTCTGGCTCGTCGGGTTCAAGTGGCTCCTCGGGATCGAGCGGCAGTAGCGGGCCCTCTGGAGACGTCGATCCTCCTGGATCCCACGGAAGCTCTGGTTCCTCCGGGCAAAGCGGCAGCTCAGGGACCAGCGGATACTCCGGGTCCAGCGGTAGTTCTGGCAGCAGTGGCTCGTCGGGCTCGAGTGGTTCGTCTGGTAGCTCCGGTTCGAGTGGCTCTTCTGGCTCGTCGGGAAGCAGCGGTTCCTCGG